CGGTCCGCTTCTCGACCGGCGCTTTCCCGGCGAGGATGCGCCGGAGGTCCGTGATCCGCTCTTCGATCGCGTCTTCGTCCGGACCGTCCTCGTCATCGACTTCGATGTCCGAAAGGTTGAGGACGGCGAGGATCGTCTTCTGATCCTCCTTGTCCGTCACGCCTGCGGACGCGAGAACGGTACGGGCGGAAGCGTTCACGAGCCGCCGGTTCGCGACCTCCACGGGGTCCGGCTTGTCGTCGCCGTCCTTCTTCGTCGCGGCGGCGAGCGCCTCCTCCGCCTTGCGGGCGCGAGCGAGAGCAGCATCCCGGCGCTTGATCGCCTTCGTCAGTTCAGGAGAAGGCTTACCTTTTTCGTCATCATCGTCGGTCTCCTCCTCTCCGTCTCCCTTCGCGTCCTCATCGACTTCGAGGTCCGCGTTCTTCGCGTCCTCGGTCGCCTTGTCGTTTTTCGTGTCGTCTGCCATTACTCCGGGCCTCCTCCGGTCATTTCTTCTTCAACGCCTTGCGGGCGCGTGCTTCAACACTAGCGGGTAGACCGGCTCCGGCAGCGAGAAGAGCCTCCGCTGCGCGCCGTGAGGCCGGTCCCGATTCGTAATCCGTCCACTGATACACGACACTCCGGCGCGCTTCCGCTGCGAGCCGGGCGGCCGGGGACAGAGAGGAGCGGTCGGACGGAGGTGGACCGGCCGGACCGTCGAAGGTCCGGACTTGACAACGGCAGTTCGGGTGAAGTGGAGGCCACGTCACGGCCGGAGGCTTCGAGCGCGGATCGAACGAGACGCCGGGGAAGTGGTTGCCCGGCTCCACCGCGTGTCCCGCGTGCGCGAGGCAGTCGAGGCAGGCGTTCCGCTCCGCGACCCAAAGGAGGCGAAGCTCCATCGTCACGGCGACGTCGGCCGTGCCCGCGTTGATCCCCTCGTTTGCGACGCTCCGGGCGTGACCCTCGACGCGCGCCTTCGCCTGCTTCACCTTCCCCGCAACGGATGCCGCGTCCGCTTGCGTCTTGATCCCGGCGCGTGCGATCTTCGCCGCCTCGCGCATGTGTTGCCGGAGCGCGCGGTCCGGGTCCGGCGTACGCCGCGTCTTCGGCGTCTTCGTGGCCGAAGCCTTGCGCCGGTCGGATGCGTCCGGGAAGCGCTGCGCTGCCCGCTCCACGCCGAGACGATGCGCGTCGAGAGCCGCCTCCTTGAGCTTCGGCGTCATCGGCACCCATGCCGCAGAAGTGATGCGGTCCGCGAGGAGCGCGCCAAACTCCTTCGCCTGCGCGTCGCTCATGGTCCCGCCCGCGTTGATCCGTGCGGCCTCGAACGCGGCAAGGATCGCCGTTACGAGATCCGTCAGACCGTGGGACACGGAGCCGACTACGCGCCGGACGATGAGCCCCTCGAAGGTGAGAGTCTCCTCGTCCGGCGTTTCGTCTCCGTCAATGTGCGGACGGCGTGGCATCTTCCCATTCCTTGATCGTCGCTTCGGTTGCCTCTGCGACTTCGCGGAGGAGGTACGGGAGGCCGGTCGTGTCGGAGATCCAGCCGACCACGGAGAGCGGCATCTTACCGACCTGAACGCGGACCGCCATTGCTCCCGCCGGGATTAGGAACTCCTCCTGATCCAGCACCTCCACCGTTTCCGGATGCGTCACCGTTTCCGTTTCCTCCGGCAGGATCTGAATCCGTTGTGTCATCGCCGTTGCCTCCGGTCAAGTCGAGCGGTTCCTTCTCTTCGAGGACGAGGCGGCCGGGCGAACCGGCGTCTCCGAGGATGTCCTCTACCAACTTCGCCACGCGCTCCGGCGGAACTCCGAGGAGCGACGCGCCCGCGCCCAACTTCTGCAACGCATCACCCAAAAGCGAGAGTTGCTCGATCCGCTGCGTGAGGAGGAGCGCGTCCTTCTGCTCCTTCTCCCACGTCTCGATCTCCTCCGGCGTGTAGTTCGCCTCGATGAGGATTTGCTTCTCCGGCACTCCGTGATCCCGCCGGATCGTAGCGGTCGCCCACCATTCCGGATCGTTGATCACTTCGGCCGGGGACCACTCGATGTCAATATCTCCGGCGTCCGCGATCCCGACCACGAGGAGCGCGAGACCGTAGACCTCACGCCAGAACCGGAGGAGGTAGAGCTTCCGCGTCTTCTCCTTCGCCCGGAGAGGCCGCTCCGCCCGGTCCCATGCAACGCCGGACATGTTCGCGCCGAAGCGCGGATCGAAGGCGGTAAGCGGCGTGGAGGAAGCCGCCGCGCCAAGACGGACCCACGAGTCCATCGGTTCGATGAACGCGCCGATATCCGGCGGAGCGAACTCTCCGACCGCCTTCGTCCCGTGGTAGACCTGCTCCGTCCCCGGACCCTGCGACCGGCCGGACACGGGAGTCTGCGTGCGCCCGTTCACCGTTGCGGAAGCAGCGTCGGCCGCGTCTCCCCACGGCACGATGTCGCCCGCCTGATTCAGGATCTCCTTGTCCTCCGCGATGCGGTAGCGCTCGCGCCAACCGTGCGCCTCGATGCCGGAGGAGAGCGTCGCCGTTGCCTTCGTGATGAGGTTCTGCGCGCCGATGAAATCGTCTGCTTCGCCGTCTCCGTAAGGCATCGAGGTCCGGCCATGCTTGATCGGGATCTCCCCGAAGTCGTGCGGCTCCGGCCAGTTGTCGCCGTCCGCCGGGACGGGAACGCCGAAGACGTCCTCCGCGTACGGGAGCCATGACTCCGGGTCCGTGCCGGTCGCGCCCGGTTGCGTGATCCACGCTTCGAGCCGGTCGGCATACCAGACTTCCGCGCGGATCGTCTTGCCGAGAGGCGAAGCCTCCTCCCATCGGCGGACCACGAAGCGAACGTTCCGTCCGTCCTCCGAATCGTAGAAGGCGCGGCAGTTCGTGGGCGACTGATACGCGAGCTTCACGCCCGTCGCGATCGCCTCGATATCCGCCGGGGACTCGTCGTCTAGGAGATCCTCCGGGAATACCGGCCACACGAAGAGGTAGACGTCTCCGAGAGCGAGGAGACGCTCTGTGAGGAACGGCTCCTGAACCTCCATGTCGTTTGCCTGCCGGATCTCCTCGATCCGTGCGTTCACCGCGTCGCCAAGACTCGACGTGATCGCGTTGATCCCGAGACGGTTCGAGAGCGCCACAACGGGAACGCGGGCGAGCCGGAGGCGGTAGTCCCGGCCAGTCCGGGAGATCATCTGCTTCAACCGGTCGGAGGCGAACCGCTCCGGCAGATCCCCGGCGAAGTAGCGCCAACGCTCCTCGTACAACGGGCCGGACTCATCGAGTCCGCGCATTCCTTCCATGAGGTCCGGCGAGCCGGGCATGGTGCCTCCTAAACGTACGAAGATGAAGTGACCGTGGACGCGATGCGTGGTACGTCATTGAGGAAGAACAGAACCGCGCAGACTACCGCATCCGCGATGTCATCGTACGGTGCCTTCGGGAACGAGACCATTTGCTCCTCTGCCTCGCGGAGGCGCTCCGAGTGGAACACGTGCCCGCGCTGGTACAAGTCGAGAGCATACGCGAAGCGGACCTCCTTCGACTCATTGGACGTGTGGACGAGGAGTTTCGCCGGGAGATCGTGGAGGACCGTATACCAGAGGTCGCCGCCCTGATTCACCTCGACGCGTACCGCCTTGATCCGTTCGTATGCAACGAGTTGCCGGAGTACCCACGTCCGCAGCGCCTCGCCCACGAGCCGGACCTTCCCGGCGGCGATGACTTCCGCGATCGGCTTCGATCCGTTCAGAGACGGGCGGTACGCGACCACTGCCCATCCCGTGTAATCGGATGTGCCCTTCGTCGTCACGGCCGGGTCGAGTTGCAGAATCCACCGCGTTGCCTCCGCGCCCAACGTCGCGTAGTGGAAATCGTCGGACGTCCAGTAGTCGCCGTTCCTGCCCATCGGATCGTTGGCGTAGTTCTTCGCATAGGAGCGCGTGTGGCGAATGGAGTCGAGCCACGCGAGAGGCCACTTCTCCGGCCACATGGAGCGTTCGCTCCCGTCGTCATTGGCGATGATGGGCACGTGATGATGCGGGACGATGTGCTCGTCACGAATCCACTTCAACTCGTCGTCTTCTGCGCCGTGAGCGACGCGGACCAATTGATGCATGATGGAGCCAGGCATCGTGACCGTTCCGACCATGACCACGGCGGCGCGGATGTTCAGCGGGAGCAACGCGTCTTGAATGGTGCCTAGGCGCTTCTCCGCGAGGAGCGGCGAATAGCGCGCCTCGTCCGGTTCGATGTCATCGAAGACGAGGAGGTCCGGCCGGACCTCGCCGACTTTGAGACCGAGAGACGCGGTATCCACGCCACGAGCGGCAAATACGAAGCCGTCACTCGTATGCAACATCCCTTGCCGGTCTGCGAGTGTGGTTCCTGTCTGCTTCCGCGCCGGTTCGCAGAGGTCCGGGAAATCAGCACGTAGGAGCGTGTTCGTATCGAGTTCACGCTTAAAGGTCGCAAGGTGTCCCGTCGCTTGTGAGTCGGCATGGGCGAAGGCAACCGCGAACCGGCGGACGTGATTCGCCGCTGCCCATAACGGAAGCACGAGGAACCACCACGTACTCTTGCCGGTTTCACGCGGCGCGATGAAGGCGTGTCGGTTCGCCTGCGGCTCGTTGCTCCCGCGCCATGACTCCGCGAGCCGCGCCCATTCGTAATGCACCTCCGAGAAGGTGACGCGGCCGGACGAATCCTTGAGGTGATGAGAGAGGTAGAGG